ATGCCTAGCCCTAAATGGTACGATATAACGGCTTCTATGGACAAAATTCCAGAGGAGACACTAAGAGCTTGGTTAGATAAACATTGTGAGAGGTATGCTTATGGAAGAGAAACAGGAGAAAACGGATACAAACACTACCAGATACGACTTGTACTTAAAACTGGTGCCGATATTAGCGAAATGCGGAAGATATGGTCCGCTGTTGGCCATGTGTCTTGTAGTCATACTAGAAATTTCGACTATGTTCTAAAAGAAGGTGATTTTGTATGTTCATGGATAAAGATACCAGAAGAAATGAAAAATCCAGTGTTCAGGCCTTGGCAGAAAGCATTGCTAGAGCTAGAACAAAACGACAGAGAAATAGATGTCATCATAGATCTAAAAGGGAACACTGGGAAATCATGGATAACGAAGTACTTGTGTTTGAAAAATCGGGCGACGAATATACCCTGTGGATTAGAGGCGAAAGATATCATGCGTATGTGTCTGAAGCGTCAAAATACTGGTTGGTATATCTTAGATATGCCGAGAGCGAGCACCAAGCAGGCAAAAAGTACATGGAGCGCTATCGAAAGCATAAAGAACGGGTACCTATGGGACGACCGCTACACGTGGGAGGAGAAGTGGATAGATCCACCGAAGGTAACGGTGTTCACAAATGAGTATCCAAAGTACGACCTCGTGTCGGAGGATCGACTAAGGTTTTGGGCACCGGTGGAAACGGGGCTTGTTAGCCTCGCGAAATAAACGCCGGGCTTTTAGCGCTGCCGCGTAATACTGCGCCCGGCTAATATCTTTCTTACTTATATTTCTTTAACTTTTGGGAACCGTGTCTGAAATCCGACAAAGTATATAAATGGTTATCAGCGCGTAGAATGGTTGGTTAAAAATAAAAAAAGGTCGAGGGTAGCACCTAGGACGTGTGCAAGGCGCAACGGCGCTTCGCGCAATGATAGGTACCAGACCTCAGACCTCAGACCTCAGACCTCAGACGGATCAAGGTAAGTGGTTTTCAGGGTCAGAGTAGTCTGCCTCATCGACATCATCCCACTCAAACTCCATATAACGACCTTCGCGTAGCTTCCTACCATTGATGTAGATATTAGCCATTAGTTAACACCTCCAGGATGTGCGTCATTATGCCATTGAGACTGTATAGTCGCTAGAGCATAAGGAGAAGGAGTACCAACACCTTCAGTACGTGAAAACACGAACCTATCGAGACTATTAGTAAGATATCCATATGTCTCAGGACTGGTTCCAATAGCATAGGAGGCAGCATTCATAGTAACTGGCTCTTTAAAGTACACTGTTTCAGATACGTATATTCTGTAATAAAACTTAGTTTTGTAAGCCTTAGGAAGAATAACACGCATAAGCTCAACCTCTGGAACATCAGCAATACACATACGATCATAGTTACTGTCGACATTTAAGAAGTTGTCAGTTGTTAACCAGCCTAAAGTACCTTTGTTTCCAGTTTGGAATAAACTGTATGGACTAGAACCTTGGGATACATTGTAAAGCCGATCATTGTTCTCTACCTGATACTTAAGATGATCTGTATCGAAATTATGAACAGAAACTGGAGGGCCTGTCTCCTTAGTAAAGGATGGAACATTGGTAATAAAACCAGGGAAGACATCCTGATGGAACTGACCTACAGTCCAGTACCTTGGAGTAGCAGACCTTCTGAAACCAGACTGTAAATTGAATTTATACCAACGTTGGTCAAGCATCATCTGATAATAGAGAGCGTCAGCTTTGTTGGTATCACCTGAAGGGAAATCCTCCCAGAAATCCTCACCATTTGTTATACGGACTAGACCAGGGTTAAATTGATCTCTAGGATCGACTGTATTTTCTCCAGCCTCTAAGCTAAGACCAGTTGGATCAACCGGTAAAGTACTAGCAGGAACGAACTTAACATCGACAGAACCAAGCTTATAGTACTTAAAGGCACCAAAGAATGGAAGGAGTCTCCTACGTGTTCTTTCTCCACCACACGTAATCTTAATGACCTGCATTCGTTCAGGTGAAGTAGAAAAGTCTGCGTACCATTGGAATGTTTGAGATATTCGATTAGTCATAATTCATCACACTCCTGGAAGATTTATATAAACTTGTACCAGCACGAACAGCAGACTCAACGAGATAATTGGCAGGACCACTAAATGCCTGGGCTTCATACGAATTAGTAGCATAAGCATAAGATCGACCTGTATTTTTCCTCCAATCTCTGTCCATCTGACGTAAGTCCTTATAGCGGTCGTACTGGTGAATAGCCTTGCCTATACCCATAGGAAGGGCATACATCCAGTATTCAGCCATATTAATACCTTCTCCTGCGGTAATATCTTCTGCGACCATAGCCACCGTAGTAACGTCTACGGGAATAGCGTCTATAACGTCTGTAATACGCCATAAAGAGTAAATAGGTGTCCGGGTATTAAAGGTTT